CAGCATCAATCTTTCTTGCCTGAAGAATTCTGCTATTGACAGGTAATTCTATTGTTCTCTTTTCAAGCATGACGCGTAAGTTTGTAGCAATGCGCTGGTTTAGAATCTGAACAGCTCTTATTGCATGTAATACTGGCATTGCATTGGCAACAATAACAGATTCATCATCATGAACAAGCGGTGGAAACTCTTTGCCCGATTCCGGGTCAATCCACGGATCGGCAAAGAACTTGGAGAATGCATCGCCAAGTCCACGCGCATCGTAAATAATTCTCTCTGTGTTAGGAAATTTCTTATGAAATAGAATTCTGATTTCATTGGAAAGAACATCTAATCCCTTTCCATGAAAAGATCTTATGTAAACTAATTTCTTTGAGAAAGAACCATCGGTTCTTTCGGTAAATTTAAGTACTGAGACAATAGAGTTATCAGCACCTTTTGCTTCAGAGGTCGCGATATCTAATGAAATTACATATCTGCTCTTGGAAGACTTAGGTTGACATAATTCTATTTTCTCTAAAGTTCTGCAAGCATCTGTAAGTCCATATGGAAATACTGAATTATTCGTTGCACCTAAGAATATAGAACCATACTCCATATCAAATACTGACTGAGGCATTCTGGCTTTCTCTTTTTCAAAGAACTCTTTCTCTGTAATGCCATCATGAATAGCTGCATTATAGTCAAGAGCACAGGCAAAAGCCCCAGGTGCACCAGCTGCCATATTCCTAACTACTCTCTTAAAGTCTTCATAAAAATCATTGCTTTTCTCGCAAGCACTGGTAATTGCTATAGATTTAGATGGGAAATCCTTGATTCCATTCTGGTAAGCATAAATTCTTTTAAAGTTCTTAAGAGGAGATACTATGGCATCCAGATCAGCTTGATTCATTTCAAGCGCCTCATCAATAACAACTATCTTAGCTCTTTGACCTCTCATTGAAGTAAGTGCAAAGCTTTCCATAGAAGAACCGTTTTTAAAATAACACTTGCCTTTGTCTTTACTAAGTTGAATCAAAGATCTTGCTCCATTAGCATCGAGTTCTTTCCTCATGTTGTCATTGGTATCTATATCCATTTTAAGTTTCTGAAACACAAGTGTTGCCTGTTGAGCTGTACCAGAGCACACTGCAACAAGTGTGCCTGGGTACAGCGAACACATGGCAAAGCAACATAGGGCAATAATAAAAGTTTTACCGTAACCACGTGAGCACACCGTTTTCATATCATCTGCTCTGCCAAATTCTCTGGCTATAATTTTCTGAGTTGGAGTTAATTTTATTGGAGCAAACTGTTCTTCTATAAAGATATCTAAGTGATCTCTATAAAACAGTACCTGACGTTCCATCAGTTCCCAGTTATTTATAACTCCTGGTTTTACTACTGCCATATATAAAATCACCTACTTATATAGAATCAAGTCCTAAAGCCTTTACTGTGTGCTTAAGGTCTGCTACAATTCTATCAACGTCATCCTGAGGCCAAGTTACTTGTGTTTCCTTACAATATCCATGAGTCTCAAGATATAACGTAGTTTCTGCCCAAGACGTAAGTCCACTTGTTTCTCCAGTCTTTCTCTTACATGCTGCAAAGTTAGCTGATTTACTCAACATAGCAAACTGTGCCAAAGCATCCTTGACATCTGCAAAACTGCATCTGCCAGCAGCATAGTCATCCTGAGCTTTATCAGCTTGAAGACTAGCTCTGGCACATTTCTTTGCATAGTCTCTTAAGTTTTCGTTATCAAAAGTAAAGTCTTCTTCAAGTTTGTTATAGTAATTCTGAAGATAATCCAATTCTCTCTTAGTAAAATAACCATTGAAGAATTCATCATACTCTTTTTGATTCGGATCACCGTCTTCTAACTGAACTTCTCCAGTTGCAACAGCTTCACTATATGAAAGATGTTTCTTGTTTTTATCCAAAATAATAAAGTGATAATTAGGTGACATAAATAACGGAACGCATTGTACAGCTGTTCTCTCAAGTAAAACATGTCTTCTGTCTTCGGCTGATTTCTGATATATACTATTATTCTCCAATTTTTTCTCAGCTGATCTAATAGCCTGATTCCATATAGTATCTGACCATTCTCTTCTGTTTTCCCAGAAATACTCTTTAACATTTTCTTTAGTTGTCAGTTTACTAAAGCATTCCTTACACCACTTATCTTTACCTTGTTCTTCAGCCCAATCTGGATTTGAATAGAATTCTGATAAATCTTTTCTCTTCTTGCATATAGGACAAATTTTATTAGGTGGCTTAACTAATTTACTTTTTCTAGTTTTTGACTCAGATGGTGGAGTTGTCATCTGCAACACCACCATCTGGTCTACCAGTTACTATATAAGAAACTGAGTCTACTGTTCTCTTCAGGTGTTCAAAAGATTTCTCATTCTGCTGTTGTTCATAGAAATCTGCTACAACTCTGAATAACTCAGGTGTTTTAGTATACTTATAAGTTGGAATTCTATATTCTCCAGTTTTCTTAATAAATACTGGATCAATACCATGTTCTTTTAAATACAGCATTTCTTTTTTAAACTGAGTATTGTATTCAGAATCAAATGCCTTATTCGGTATCTGATTAATCAAGTTTGTCATAAGTACCAAGTCCTCTCTTATCATTTATCGATAAAGGCTGTCGATCCTTTTGATGAGATCGACAGCCTTTTATTTTTTGGTTTTCCGATAATTTGTTAGTCGCCCTTTCGGCGTTGCGACCCCCGGGGGGGAGGGGAGATACTCGTTTTCTCTCTCCGATATGGAGATTCTTGAAAGGTGAGAATTTTTTGGTTTGAAAAGTGAAAAGAGTTGGAGAAGAACATGAGTCCGTGCTGCGCACGGACTCAAAATTTTTGAGCGTAAACCCACCCCCTCATTGGGTTTGGTAGGGGTTCAGACTGCATTCTCCGAGTGGATGTAAAGTCTGACGACTCAAAAAGAAAGGAGGAGACAAAGATGACGATCTTTGTCATCGCAGCATTCGCTGCTGCGCCCATGTTCGTCTTCTTTCTTGTTGCTCCTCGTGATCTCTTCATTTGAGATCTCCAGAGTAACAACAAAAACAATCTCATAAAGAGAACCAAAGTGCTAAGGTGAAGAAGCACCCCACCCAGGGTAAAGAGGAACCATGTTAAAACAAAAAAACACACAGGAGGAAAAAACCATGTTCGAAGAAGAAATCAAAATCAAAAACGAAGTAGAGGAAATCATTAACAAGTTTGATGTTGCCAGCAAGAACATTATTGAAACCTATGTTATTGTTGACGACTTCGACGTATGCAACCCCGAACTCTACTTCACAACTAGCCGCGAAGCGGCAATTGAAGTCAAAAAGTATTTCAAAAAGAACTATAACAACGAGGTTACCATCAGACCAATTATCAGTGATGCAATCTTTTGCTTTGATTTCGGTGGCATCAACCCTGATGCCATCAAAGCCTATAACAACTACACTAAACTTCTCAAGGCAGAAGGAGCCATTATTGAAAAAGATTTCTATTGTGATTTCTCGTCTGTCGCAGACGACGATCTTCCTTTCTGAACACATCGTCCTGAGTAAGACGTTAAACTGCTCAACTTATTTGAATATTCAAAGAAGTAACTCTTTGTTAGTTGCTTCTTTGAGCATTCAACAGTTACGAAGGAGGCGTAACGAAGAAGCTCCCCACCTAGGGTAAAAGGAACCATGTTGAAACAAAGAAACAAAGAGGAGGAATAAAACCATGAAGTATGAGGAAATGGAACCAGTAGTAAGAGTATATGCCGTAAAATACCCGGAAGGTTATTTCTCTTATGTCGATGAGAGAAAAAATGCAATCAAACAGCAAAAGATAATGGAAGATAACTACGGTTGTCCTTGTCCCATCGTACCCGTTATAAGCCCAACAAGGGCTAGCATTTTACATGGTTATGCTAAATATGACGATGAAGCCAGATATAAGGACTTTAAAGCGTATACAAATTACATAAAGCTTCTTAAAACAGAAGAAGCGTTAAAAATAGAACCATTAATGCCATCAAATGATGAAATGTTATCCTACACAACTGAACCTAAGCCACATTATGAAATTAGAGACCCTCGCATTCGTTCAGGAGTGTGGAAAACAATGGAGTTAATTTACTGACTCCACCGTGTGTTCACCATTAGGGTTTGACCCTAATGGTGAACACGTTCTTTATTAAAAACTTTGTAGATGCTCAAAGAAACACAGCTCTTTAAAGAGCTGTGTTTCTTTGAGCATTCATAGTGCTGCGAAGGAGGCGCAGCAAAGAAGCTCCCCACTCTGGGTTACGAGAACCAAGTCACTTGACAACGAGAAGGAGGATAGCCATGTTTAAGATCAACAAGCTCAATATCGCCACCGGGGCAAAGACGTTGGTGCCTTTCCCGACAAACGCCCTCTTCGAGTATCTCGAAGATCATGGCATCGACCCCAAGGAGGCCGTCATGAAGGTCTCCCATGCCTTCAACAAGAAGGCATG